CTTCCCTTGCTGCACCCATATCACCGCTGGCAGCGGCGATGCCACAAGGGCAAGCATTCCGCGCTTCGCTTTCTTCACTGAAGATTCCAGCGCTTCCCGCTTCGCCCGGGCGGCATCCTTGCGAAGATCGATGATCTTCGCTTTCGCGGCTTCGATCAGCGCGCGGAGATCGGCTTCGTTGTTCGGGAGATTCATGGCTTGTCCTTTCCTTCGATCTTGCGGATTGCTGCGCGCGCTTTGGATTGCCAGCAAAGGAAATCGACCCCGGTAAGGACCAAGCATTCCTCGCGCTCGCCGCCCATCGCGTCGCGCAAAAGCTGAAGCAATTCGGGCGCAGCGGCGATCAGTGCCAAGTTCTGCGCGGCCTCATGACCAAGCCCGGGCGCCTCGCTGAATTCGCCGATGTGCTTGCGATTGCCGAAGTCCTGAACAAGCGTCTTGCCGCGGAAGGTCCAAGGGCCGGGGGTGTGGGTGATCTTCATTCTGATGCTCCAATCAAAGGTTGAAAGCCCGCGCGATTGCCTGCTCGGCCATGATCGCTGGGATTGCACAAAGGGCGATGATCAGCAGTTCCATTTCATTCCTCCGTGATGATGAATCCGGCCTCGCTATCGAAGCCCGGGAAAGCTTCAGGATCGGCGGCGGCTTCCGCGGCAAGCATGCCGATCGCCTCGTCGCGATCTGCAGCGGCCCAAAAGCCCCAATCGGTGCCGTCCTTTTCGGTGATCTGAAAAACCTTCATTTCGATTCCCCTGATGCGTTGCTGATGAGGCGAGATTAGAAAAAGATCATGGTGGTTGCAATAAGAAAAACCTAATATTCCATGAGATTTTTCTAATGCATTGAACTGAAAGGTCAAATAATTCGCGGGCTGGTTAGTTTTTGCGGGTTATTGGCTGATGGCGCGCCGGATACATTCGGCAGCATCCAATCAACCCGGAATCACGATGAAGCCTTTTGAAATCTTCCGCGCAGGCAAGCAAACGAGCAGCGCTGGCAAGACGATCGAGTTCGGCGAGGATGAACTTCAGGCCGCGGCCGCGGCATATGATCCGGCGATCCATGAGGCGCCGATCGTTGTCGGGCACCCGAAGGAAAACGGCCCGGCTTACGGCTGGGTCAAGGCGATTTCATTCGCTGACGGCAAGATGGTCGCCGATCCGATCCAAGTCGATGAAGCGTTCGCAGAAATGGTCGCCGCCGGCCGCTTCAAAAAGCGCAGCGCAAGCTTCTACACCCCTGACAGCCCGCACAACCCCAAGCCGGGCGTGTTCTATCTTCGCCACGTTGGCTTTTTGGGCGCCCAGCCGCCCGCAGTCAAAGGGCTGAAGGATGTCGCTTTCGCCGATGCTGACGAAGGCGTGGTCGAATTCGCCGATGCGGCTCTGCTTTCCGGCCTGTTCCGCCGCATGCGTGAATTTTTCATCAGCAAATTCTCGATTGATGACGCGAATTCGGTTCTCCCGGATTGGCTGATCAGCGAGTTGGAGGCAGAGGCGCGGGCCGATGTCGAAAAAACCGCGGCGCCGATGCCCGCTTTCACCGAAGGAGATTTGAATATGGATTTCAAAGAGCAGTACGAAGCCGAAAAGGCCCGGGCCGACAAGGCTGAAGCCGACCTGAAGGCGCAAGCCGAGAATTTTTCCGAGCGCGAGAAGGCGATCGCCGAACGCGAGACTGCAATCGCCCGCGGCGAAGTTGAAGCGCAAGTCGATGCGCTGGTGAAAGCCGGCAAAGTGCTGCCGGCGCAGAAATCCGCCACCGTCGATTTCGCGATGTCCCTGAATTCGGTTGACCTGACTCTGGATTTCAAAGAGGGCGAGGAAACGAAGAAAGTCAGCCAGCGGGACGCATACCTGAAGCAAATCGCCGCCGGCCCGAAGCTTGTCGAATATTCGGAATTGGCGCCCGCTGATGGTGGCGCGCCTGCGCCGATCCCGACCGTCGCCGCATCGAACAAAACACTGCTCGATCAGGTCGCCGGCAAGGCAGGCAAAAAAGCGAAAGCCTAATTCATCCCCAACCCGATTTTAGGAGAACCCAAAAATGGCAACTTTCAACGAACCCATGCGCCCGTATGAGGTGCTCTATTCCGAAGCGAACGGAAGCCTGTCCCGCGAAGGCATCACCGTCGCTTCCGGCGCTGGCATCCTCGAAGCCGGCACCGTTGTCGCGAAGATCACCGCGACCGGCAAATATGTCGCCTATGACAATGCCGGCACTGACGGTTCCGAAATCGCGGCCGGTGTCCTGCTGCAAAGCGTTGACGCCACCAGCGCTGATGCCGAAGTCGTCGCCGCCGTTCGACTCTGCGAAGTTCGCCTCGATGCAATGCAATGGGCCGCTGGCTTGCTGCAGGCTGACATCGATGCCGCGCTGGTCGATCTGGCAACCAATTTCATCGTCGCCCGCTAATCGCGGCACCACTCAACGAAAGGATTTTAGAAAATGGATATCTACCGCGATTATTTCACCCGCGAAAGCTTGGTCGCTTCTGTTGCTCAGGCGCCCTACGTTCCGGGTCAACTGGCTGCGATGGGGATTTTTGAAACCCGCGGCTTGACTTCGACCACGATGGCGGCTGAAGAACTCGGCCTGAACAACGTCGGCCCGACTGCGGCGATCCCGCGCGGCGCTCCTGCAAAGGCGATGACGCTGGATAAGCGCAAGGCGCATACCTTCGTCACGCAGACCTTCGCGGAATCGCTGCCGGTCTATGCCGATGAAGTTCTGAACGTGCGCGCTGCCGGCACCAGCGGCGCGATCGAAGTCATCCAGACCCGCCGCGACGAAGCGATCGCCAAGCTGCGCGCATGGGCTGATGCGCAGCATGAATATCTGCGCATGACCACCCTCCTGTCGCCGAACAACGCATTCGGCAACAAGCCCGCAGACGGTTCGCTGGCGCTTTCGACCGATGCGACCAAGACCCGCGCGGAAATCTTCACCAAGGTCATCAAGCCGATCGAAGCCGCGCTGAAGGGCGTTCCGTTCTCCGGCGTGACCGTTCAATGCTCCGACGAGTTTTGGGTTGACCTGATCGAAAACAAGGCGATCAAGGACACCTACCTTGGCTATCAAGCGGCCGCTGAACTTCGTGGCGATCCGCGCGATTCGTTCATGTTCGGCGGCGTGACTTGGGAGCGCTATCGCGGCAGCGACAGCACCAAGATCACCACCGACAAAGCGGTCGCCGTCCCGACCGGCGTCGCCGGCCTTTTCCTCCAAGGCTTCGCTCCCGATGACACGATCGACAGCGTTGGTGCCGGCGCAATGGGCGCGCCCTACTACCCGCGCTCCGAACCGATGAAAGGCGGCAAGGGCTGGGAACTGACCATGCAAACGCACCCGGTGATGGTCTGCACCCGCCCTGCCGCGATCGTCACGCTGGTCAAGGTTTAAGAACTCCTCCTGACCGTGCATAACGGTTTTGGCCGGGCCTAACCCGCCCGGCCTTTTTACAAGAGCATCGCAATGGCATACGCGACCGAAGCAAACATGATCGAAAGATTCGGGGAAACTGAAATCCTCGAATTGACCGATCGCGACAAGGATTCCGAAGTCGATTCGGCTGTCCTTGACGGCGCGCTGTCCGATGCCGATGCGCTGATCGATGGATATCTCGCGGCGCGCTATACGCTGCCGCTGGTTTCCGTCCCTTCATTGCTCATCGGCCCGGCTTGTGACATTGCGCGGTTCAAGCTTTGGGATGACCGCGCGCCCGACGAAGTGCGCAAGCGCTATGACGACGCGCTGGCATTGCTGAAGCTGATCAGCAACGGAACGGTCGTGCTTCCGCCTGATGCGCAAGGCGAAAAGCCAGCGGCATCTGCGTCGATGGACTTCTATTGCCAGACCCGCGTGTTCACCGAAGAAACCCTCGCCGATTATTGAAATGGCATCCGCTTTCTCGATTCTTGTCAGCGATGTCGGCCTGCAGCGCAAGCTTGCGAAGCTTTCGCAAACTGCGACCAACAAGGTGCTTTACCAGCGGGTCGGCGCGGCGATTCTGACGCAGGTTCAGCTTGGCTTCCGCAATGCCTCCGATCCTTGGGGGTTTGCATGGGCGAAGCCGAAGCTGCGCGACGGGCAACCGCTTTCGGATACCGGGCGCCTGCGGAGATCCATTCGGGCCGTCGCCGATGATGAAGGCGTCACCGTTGGCACGAATCTGATTTATGCGCCGATCCACCAGTTCGGCGGAACGATCGTCCCGAAAAAGGCGAAATTTCTGCGCTTCCCGAATCCGGCCGGCGGGTTCTTTTTCAAAAAATCAGTGTTCATCCCTGCGCGCCCATACCTGCCGATTGATCCGGCATCTGGCGACACTCAGCTTCCGCCGAAATGGCGCGCCGCGGTCGTCGGGCGGATTCGCGCCCACTTCCTCGAAGCGATGAAGGACGCAAGCTGATGTTCGCGCAACTTGAAAACGCAATCGTTGAAAGGCTTCGTCAAAGGCTTGATGAATCGATCACCGTCACCAGCCTTGCCGAATTGGCGCGCGTCCCTGAAATGCGCCAAAAGGCGCCCGCGGTTTTCGTCGTCTACGGCGGGTATTCCGAAGGCGATTCAAAGGTCAACGTGCCGCATATCCAGCAAATCACGCAGTCATGGGACATCGTATGCGTGGCGAAGAATGCGGCCGGTGGTGGCGATCCTACGGCGGCTAAGACCGATGTCAGCGCCATCGCTTCCGAAGTTCTTTCCGCCTTGCTTGGCTTCAGCGTTGCTGGCGGAATTCGGCTGCGCTTGAGCGATGCGCCCGGGCCTGAATATGACGGCGGATTTGCCTACCTGCCGATTGGTTTCTCATGCCGGTCAACCTTCAAAGGCGACCCGGAATAACACCCCACCCTAACCAAAGGAGATTCAAAAATGGCTGACTATTCTTACATCGGTTCCGGCAAAGCTTACCTGCGCGAAGTCGGTTCCGCGGCCGGCTTGGTTGAAGTCGGCAACTGCTCTGCGCTGAATTTTTCGGTGACTGAAGAATCGAAGGAACTGAAGGATTACACCCAGCCCGGCGGCGGCACCTATAACGAAGTCAAGCGGATCAGCGCTGTCGAAATGGCGATGACCATGCATGACCTCAGCCCGGAAAACCTCGCGCGCGCGCTTTATGGATCGACCAGCGCTGTCGCGACCGGCACCGTGACTGATGAAGTCCACACCGCCTATGACGACACCTTCATCCCGTTCGATTTCATTCCCGCAGCTTCCCCGGCGCCTGTCGTCAAGGATACCGCGACCGGCCTGATCACCTATGTCGAAGGAACCGATTACGAAGTTCGCCCGGGCGGCATCTTCGTTCTCGGCACTGGCACGATCGTCAGCGCTGCCGACCTTGATATCAGCTACACGAAAGCCGCATCCGATGTCGTTGAAGCGCTGACCGCAAGCGGCAAGGAATACGAACTTGTTTTCGACGGCCTGAATGAAGCCCGCAGCGGCAAAAAAACCATGATCACCGCGCATCGCGTGAAGATCGGCGCAGCGCAGAACCTTTCCATGATCGGCGAAGATTACGCAGCGCTCGAAGTCACCGGCAAGCTTCTGAAAGATTCGACGAAGAATGGCACCAGCATCAGCCAATACTTCAAGGTCGCGATCGAACAGTAATCGGCGGATCAGCGAATCGGAGAAGGGGTGATTTATGGCAATTGGTGACGACATCACTGTCGCGGCGAATGGCGATATCCGCTATGTCGGCGCGGCGCACGGCGCGGCCGGCGCTGGGTATTATTCGGTCATTGCTTTCCACCGTTGGCTTGCTGATTTGGCCGATGATGCGGTCGCTTCGGCGGCTTCGCTGGACTTTCTGGACATCACGGACAAAACTCCGTCCGAGCGCCAGACCGACAACATTATTTTGCTGCTTGGAACCTACAACATCGATCAGACGCTTTCCGAGCATCTGTTCGATGGATCGATCATCCAAGCCGGCGGCGACGAAATTTGGGACGGGCTGGTGGTCATTGCTGCGCCCGGCATGGACCTGCAAGTCGTTCAAGATGGCGCGATCGTCGCGAACGATTTCTGGAACAGCATCCCGAACGGAAGTTCGAACAAGGGCTTGAATCCGGATGCGACCGCAGGGTATTCGCACCGTTTCATGCTGAAGGTTCGCACCGCAGGCGCAGACATCGACGGCCGGCGGATCATC